AACTTATTTTAATGTTGTTATACAAGAAAAAGAACATAATATGTTTAAAAGAGATGGTAATAATTTAATAGTTGATATTGAATTAAAGTTATTTCAAGCAATGTTTGGTTTTGATAAAATAATAACTCATTTAGATGGAAGAAATTTACACTTAAGTCATACAGGTGTAACAAACTATGAAACAAAAAGAAAAATATTTGGCGAAGGTATGACAGATTTAAGAACAAAACAAAAAGGTGATTTGATAATCAATTTTAAATTTAAATTACCAATAATAACAAAACCTGATATTATTCAAAATTTACAATATAATTTAAAATCCATTGATCAAGAAGAATCAAACAAAGAAGTAGAAATTAGAGTTAATAATTCAAAATATTCAAAGACAGTTATGACTGATTATAAAGAAAGTGAATCAAGAGAAACAAAAACACCGTTTCAAACAGGAACCCGTGTAAATGTTGAAGGAGGAGCACCAGAATGTGTTCAACAATAAATTAAAAATTAGCATTTTCATCTAAATTATAATTAATAGTTTTAATTTGAGGGGTTTGATTATTTTTTTTTAATATAAAATTTTTAAGTAAATCTAATAAATCAATCCAACTATAATTTTTAAACCTTGATAAAATCTCAAAAAAGTAAAAAGTAAATAAACCAAATGTAACTGAATTTTTTTTATCATAAAATTCTGTAGCAATTTCATTATTATTACATGCAGAAATTAATAATAATTTAATACTATTTTCATATATTCTAAAATTTGTAAACCAATTACCAATTCTAAAAAAATTACCACTTTTACAACAATCTAAAATACAAATAATTTTTGTAGTTGGTAATAGATAATTTATCAAATTTGTTTTAATTTCATAATCAAATAATCTTTCATTTCTATCAATATATATACAATTATTGTTTCCATGACCACTAAAATATATTAATATTGTTTCAATATTATTTCTGTTATCAATATATTCTTTAAATTTTTTAAATATATTTTGTTTTGTTGCTTTATTTTTAGAGTAATCTGTAAATAATGTAATATTTTCTGGTTCATAATTAAAATTTTCTATTAATAGTTTAATAATTAATATTGTATCATTAATACAACCCTTAAGTTTTTTCTCTTTATCATTTATATAATCTAAACCAATTACAATGCAATATTTATGTTTTATAGTAATATTCATTACTCCTATAATATCATATATAATTTTAATTATAAAATTTATCTCATTTTATTTATAATGAAAATATATATATTAAGACATGAAGAAAGAACAATCGATGCATCATTTTTTAGTCCACTAACAAAAAATGGATTAAAAAATTCAATCAATTTAGTTCCTATAATTGAAAAATTAAATATAACGACAATAATATCATCACCATTTATAAGAACTTTACAAACAATTTTGCCATATTCTAAATATAAAAATATTAAAATAAATTTAGAATATGGCTTATGTGAAATACTTCATTCAAATATTATACCACCAAAATCTTACAATGTTGAATTACCTGATTATTTATGTGAAGAATTTAATTATAATCCTGAATATAGTTCTTTAATTAAAAGTACAGAATTAGAATATCCTGAAGATGAAAAAATGTTTGAGAATAGAACAAAAAAAATATTAAAATTTATTATTCAAAAATATTATAGAACTAATGAAAATATTTTACTTGTTACACATCAAGGACATTGTAAAAATATTTTACAAATAATTAATAAAAATTTTTCTATAAAACCAGAAACTGAATCAATAGATAACTATTCTACAGGTAAAATTTCATTAATTTTTGATCAAAACAAATGGAAATACGCTAAACTTAATTAAAAATATCACTTTATTTATAATGATTAATTATAAAAATTATTTATTAGAAATAAAAACAATACATGAACAATCAGAAAATGAATTTAAAAATTATATTTATACTTTTTTTAATAACTGGTTTACTAAACTAAATAAAATAGATTTAAATATTTTATCTGAATTATGTTTTTTTTTAATTATAAGAATCAAAAATTTATTTAATATAAATAGTAAAGATATATTTCCACAATTTACAAAAAATAATAATCAAGACATTAAAGCAATAACTTTATTATTTTTACCTTTTTTAAATGATGATGAAACTAATATTTATAATAAATTAAATGATTTAAATGAGATTATGTGTTTAAAAGAAATTAATGAAACAATTAATGAAATAGATAAAAACATTGCAATTAAAGAATATTTTAAATATTCAACAATGGGTGTCGGTTTATTTTTAGAAGATGGTAAATTAGAAGATGATTTAATTTATAAAATTATTTTTAATAAATTTTTAAGTTTGTTAAATACATTATCAATTATTAATGGTAAAATGTATATTAATTGGATTAATATTTGTCCTTTAACATTAGAAACTTATAAAAATAGTTATATTTTTAAAGAAACACAAAAACATTTAGATATCGCTGTTACTAATTATTTCGATGGTATTTATGACATAAATTATAATGGGTTATATATTGGTGAATTTTATAACGTTTATCGAAATATTTTTTATGAAAATATTAAAAAAATTAAATGGATTATATTTCCTTATACAATCAATAATACTAAATTATATCTTTTACAACATATTAATAATTATTTGAATATTGATTTAATTTTAGAGTATACAACAATTGATGAACAACATGAATTTATTAATAATATAAAAAACTTAAAAATATCTGATAATGAATATATTTTATGGAAAAATTTTTTAATTTTTTTAGTTAATAATTATACACATAAATTAACTATATTTGAAGAAGGACCTATTGAATTTAAAAAATTAAAAAATATATTTACTATAAATGATTTAAATGATGAAAATAGAGATAATGATTATTCTGATGAAATAATTAATCAAATATCAAAAATTGAAAACTATCATATTGACATATTTTTAAAAAATATTAATCCAAAAATAGTATGGGAATATATTACTGAAGCATTAATTTATTTAAAAAATACAATATTTTATGATTATTTAATAGTCAATAATAAAATTAAAAAAGATTTTTTTGAATTTGATAAATGTAATTTAAAAAACTTTTATAATATTGCTAAATCATTATCACATGATATAAAATGGAACTTATTACCTGAAAAATATGAGTCATTAAATGATAATGATAAAGAAATATTTTGGAAAAATTTTAACTTAGTTAATAAAAATTGGTTAAATATAAAAAAAAATTTAAATATTGAATACGGTTATGAGTTAAATTTTTTTGATTATAATAAAAAAATTAGCGAAATAATAAATTCATGGGATAAAATAAAATTTACAATTGTATGGGAATATTTAGTTAAAAATGGAATACTTAATGAATTTATTATTAGCAATAAAAATATAAAAGAAAATTTTACTAATCATCCTGAATGGAAACAAGCATATTATTTTATAACTAATCAAAAATTTTCTGAATTAAAAAAAATTATTTTAGAAAATGATGAAGAAGTAGAATATTTTAATTATTTACAAACTAAACTAAAATGGTATTCTTTTTATGCAATGGATTGGGTTAGTCAAATAAATTTTTACAATCATTATTTGAATCATCGTGTTTTGTTTGTTACTGGTGCAACTGGTCAAGGTAAATCAACACAAGTCCCAAAATTATTAATGTATTCAGTTAAAATGTTAGATTATAAACCAAATGGAAAATTAGTGTGTACACAACCAAGAATTAATGTCACTGTAGGCAATTCTGAATGGATATCACAAGAGATGGGTATACAAATAAAAGTACCTCATAAAAAATATGGAAAAATAAAAACAGATAATTATTATTTACAATATAAATATAGTAAAGATAATCATATTAAAAATATATGTCCTCATTTATCACTAAAATTAGCAACTGATGGTTCATTGTTTCAAGAATTAATTAAAAATGGATTATTAAAAGAACAAATATACAATAAAAATAGAGATACATATATTTTTGGAAATAAAAATATATATGATATTGTTATTATAGATGAATCTCATGAACATAATGATTATATGGATTTATTAACTACATTATTAAGAAATAGTGTATATATAAATAATGATGTAAAATTTGTAATCATGTCTGCAACTTTAGAAGAAGATGAACCAATATATAGAAGATATTTTAGATTTATTAATGATAATTTAATTTATCCAATTATAAAACCATCATTAATTCCTTTTAAAAAAAATATGAAATTAATTATTGATAGAATATATTTAGATAGAAGATTTCATATTTCTCCACCAGGTCAAACAACACAATATAAAATTACAGAAAAATATTTAGAAGCTAAAATTATAGATGATAATAAACCTGATAAATTTAATTCAGATCTGACATTAAGAAAATCATATGATTACATATTAAAAATATGTAATGAAACACAAAGAGGTGACATATTATTATTTGCTAATGGAATAAAAGATATTATGAATTCTGTCGAATATTTAAATAAAATACTACCAGAAGGCAATATTACATTACCATATTTATCCGAATTAAATGAAAGATATAAAGATATCATTTTAAATATTGATAAAACTATTGGATCTATTAAAAGTAAAAGATCAAATGTACATAATACGTGGTCTTCAGAATATATTGAAGAAAATGTTTCACCTGGTACATATAAACGTGCGATAATAATAGCTACAAATGTTGCAGAAGCATCTTTAACTTTACCTTCATTACGGTATGTTGTTGAAACAGGTTATACTAAAACCAATATTTATAATGAAGAATTAGATATGTATAATATTGAAATAGAAAAAATTTCAGAAGCAAGTAGAAAACAAAGAAAGGGTAGAGTAGGTCGTACTGCAGAAGGTACAGTTTACTATGTTTATGAAAAAAATTCAAGAGAAAAAGTTAAACCTAAATTTAAAATAAGTCAAATGAATTTTGAAGATACATTTTTACAATTAATTAAAAAAGATAAAGAAATTATTACTGAATTAAATGAAAGTATTGAAGGTAATATTATACCAAAAGATTGCGATCCAAATGTTTATGAATTATATGAAAATAATTTTGATAAGCTGAAATATAATGATTTAGATAAAAATATAGAAATTATAAAAAAAAATATATTATCTATTATTCAAAATCAATATAATATAAATTATATTGATTATGCAATTTATTGGAATGATAAGTATTTTGAAAATATGAAAGATAAACAATATAAGTTTTTTGAAAGATTTAATACTGGTTATGATATTAAGAATTTATTTGATCTAGACGGTAATTTTTATTTAATACATCCATATGAAGCTTTAATTAAAAGGAATATTTTTAATAATATTATTTCTTTTAATTCAAAAAAAATGAATCAATTAAAAGAAAATGTATTTTATAAAATGATAAATAAGCTAACAACAAAAATGATACTAATAGATATTGATGTTAAAACATATGTATCAAGAAATTATAAACCTTTATATAAAAATTTTTATGTTTGTGAAATATATAATTTTATATCTGAAATAAAACAAAATTTAAATTTTATTGATACAGATAAAGAAGCACTAGTAATTTTAGCTTCAATGGGTTATAATTGTTTAAATGAAACAATTGCAATTATGACATTAATTAAATCAATAAATATGTCAATAAATAATTTATACATAAAAATAAGTAAAACATATGATAATCAAGATAGAGAGATAGAGATGTTATTTGATATTTTTAATAATTTTAAAAAAAAATTTTATAATTTCAATGTTTTTAAAATAACATCAATTAATTATTTAACAAAAAAATATTTTGGTTTATTTATAAAAATTGTTAATACATTTATAACATATTATAAAAATGATAAAAAAAATATACCTAATGAATTTAATATTGAATTATGGAATTTATTAATAACATATTACAATAACAATAAAATTTATGATATTAAATGTTTTGAAAATTTATTAAATATAAAATGTTTATTAACTGATGAAATATTTAATGATTTCAAAAAATATGAATCAGAAATTATTATATGGTGTAATCAAAATAATATCAATTCAAAAATATTTTTAGTATTTATTGAAAATTACACAAAAAATATTTTTGATATTTTAACAATTAAACGTAATAGTGATAGTAAATATTCAGAACCAAATATAATTGATATTATGAAAAATTTTTCTTCTAGTTTTATTAAAACATTAGATACCGATACAATTTATGAAAAAATAATAAAATCATTTATGTTTGGTTATCCTTACCAATTTTGTTTTAAAATGAAAAATGAAATATTTCATACAGGAATAAATATAATAAAATTAATAAATTTTGATACAAAAATAAATAATGCACCATATATTTTTTATATTGGCTTTGATAACCAAACACAAGAATATAATTTCACCAAAAATAATATTCCATTTAATAATAAAATGTTAAAAATGAAAATAACAAATAAAATAAAAGTTGAATGGTTATGTTCAATTTTACCATTATTCTATAATTCAAATAATTTTAAAACAATATATATAAATTATGATGATGAAGAAGCTATAAAAATATTAGAACATAATGGGTATTATTTTGAAAATTTAATATACAAAATTATAAACGGAACTGATAAAACTAAAGTATTATTTGATAATGTAGATAAAAATGAATATCCTATATTATATCAATATGTAAAAGCAACTAAAAATTTATTAAAAAATTGAAAAAAAAATAAATTTAATAGATAATTAATTATTAATGACCACCGTAAATATAACATGTGAATTACAGGCTATTAATGACATAAAATATGAAATTTTATTAAAAGGTTTTGTTTTTACTTTGGATGAAGAAAAATATATTATTACAACAAATCATGGTTTACCAATTAAAAATTGTTATTTAACTGATAATAAAGAAAATAAATTAAAAATACATATTGATAGTGTTTGGAATGAATTGTTAATTTTAAAATCAGAAAATAGTGTTGAAAATATTAAACCACTCTCTAAATATCAAAATAAGATAATTAAAAATAATCAAATACTATTTATTAAAAATGATATAAAACAAATTAGATTAACAAACGCAACACCACATTTTTTATGTATAAATAATGTTCCTACTAATCCTAAGATATTATATATAAAAGCAGATATTATAGATGAGAATGTTGTAGAAAGATCTTTTTCAGGTTCACCAGTTTTTAATGAAAATAATAAAATAATAGGTGTTTTATCAAAAAAAAATATTGATGATAACACTGTATATATAATACCAATATATTTATTAATTAAAACATTAAATAAAAAAAATAATAATTCATTTTTTGCTATTGATTATGATTTGCCAATAAAAAAAATTAATAAAATAAATGTTAAAAATAATTGTATTTTACATAAACCATTAGGTATATTTATAGATTTAAATACATATTATCTTATTGAAGGTGATGAAAAATTATATGAAAATATTGATGGAAATTATATTATGTATACAAATATAACAAAATATTTGTATATTGATAATAATAAAGATTTAGTTCTTGATAAATGGAATTATAAACTAACAGTAAGATTATATTTATTAATTAAGATGTTATATTCTGATATTTCAAGTGAATTATTTGAATTTTTAAAAAATAATTATCAAAATAAAATAATTGTTTATATTAATAAATCAAAACTTAGAAATAAGAAATATTATGAAATATATAATGATAAAATAAACTTAAAAATGGTCGTTACTTCTGATGTAATTTCTTCAAAATAGTTTTTTCTTGATTACTAAATTTTGTACCATAAGAAAATTCCATATCATTTTCATTTTCTTTATAGTAGGTTTCATATTTTATTTTAGATATTTCTGTAGCAGATTCTGTATCATTTTTATCAGAAATATAATCTGATAATTCTTTAATACACTCATCACTTAATAAATTAATGTTAAAATAAACACCATTTTTATTGACTGAAAACTTTGATTCAAGTTCTTTGCTAATTCTTCCATAAATAAATAAGTAATCTTTTTTATTATTTAGTTTTGATATTTTTTCTTTTAAGTTCTTACGATATAAAGAATTATAAATTCTTGAGGGTTTTTCTATGCTATCTAATATATTAATTAGATTATTTTTTTCCATTAAATTAATTAAATAAAATTTTTAATTATTAAACTTAATTTCTATTAAATGTTTTTAATTCTAATACTTAATAATTATGAGTAAAAAAAAATTAATTAAAGATTTTTCATATCCAAATCCTACAGATCCAAATATTCAAAGTAAGATATACAAAAAAAGGGAATTTTATTATCATTATATAAATCAAAGACCAAAAATGGAGACATATGATGAAGTTAAAAATTATAGAGATCAAAATTGTAAAGGTGAATTTAAATTAAGAGAGTCGCAAGCAATATTATCAAATTTAATTAATCCAAATACACCTTATAAAGGATTATTAATTATGCATGGTACAGGTGTAGGTAAAACTTGTACAGCAATTTCTATAGCTGAACAATTTAAAGAACAAGTTAGAAAATATAATACAAAAATATATGTTTTAACATCAGGACCAAATATACGTGAAAACTTTAAATCAGAATTATTATTTTGTACAGGTGAAACTTATCTGAAAAATAAAGAATTACTAAATCAAATGACTAAAGCTGAAAAAGATCGTGAAATGAAAATAGCAATAAATGGAACAATGCAATATTATAAAATTTTATCTTATAAAACATTTTATAAAAAAGTTCTTGGAGAAAAAATAACTGAAAAAAAAATTGGTGATGATAATAAAATTAAATCATCTTATCGTAAAAATGAAGAAGGTGAAATTGAAAGAGAAATTGTTGTTGATAAAATAACAAATATGAACAATTCAGTTTTAATTATTGATGAAGCTCATAACTTAACTGGTAATGATTATGGTGAAGCTTTAAAAAAAATTATTAAATCTTCAGAAAATTTGATTGTTATTTTATTAACAGCAACTCCTATGAAGAATTTAGCTGATGATATAATTGATATGTTAAATTTTATTAGACCATTGGATGATCAAATACAGAGAGAAAAAATTTTTACTGGTGAAAGAGGTTATGGAATGAAAGTTAAACCAAATGGTCTTGAATATTTAAAAGAAAAAGCTAGAGGTTATGTTTCATATTTTAGAGGAAATATACCATATACATTTGCTAAAAGAATTGATAAAGGTATTCTATCAAAAGGTTTATTATTTACTCCTGTTGTTAAATGTTTTATGGAAGAATTTCAATATAAAACTTATTTAGAAACTACTAAATTTTTTGATGATACATTAGATAGAGCATCTTCTGCTGCTGCAAACTTTGTTTTCCCAGGTCTTAATAAAGATAAAAATGATCTGATGGGTTATTTTTCAAATGAAGGAATTAATATAATTACTAGTCAATTAGAAACAGATGGTGATAAATTAAGATCATTAATTAATAAAAAGATTTTTGGTGGTAAACTTAATAAAGAAATTGAAAATAATTTTTTAATACTGAATGAGAACAAGACAATAACTGGACATATTTTAAACAAAGAGTATTTAAGATATTTTTCAATTAAATTTTATAAAGCAATTAAACGATTAGATAAATTATACAATAATACTGAATATGATAAAAGCGCAGGAACTGCATTTATTTATTCTAATTTAGTAAAAGCAGGTGGTATTGAAATATTTGCTGAAACATTAATTCAAAATGGATATTTAGAATACCAAGAAAATTATAAAGATTATGATATTAAAGATAATACTATTGATTATCTAACAGGTAGACCTTATTCTGAATTTAAAAAATCAGGAAAGACTAATGAATTTAAACCTTCTACTTTTATACTAATTACAGGTGCAAGTGACGATTCTGGTGAAGATATTCCAGAAATTAAACAAAAAATTATAAGAGAAGTTTTTAATAATCAAGATAATATTAATGGTAAAAAAATTAAATTATGTTTAGGTTCAAAGGTTATGAATGAAGGTATTACATTAGAAAATGTTAAAGAAATACATATTTTAGATGTCCATTATAATTTAGGTAAAGTCGATCAAGTTATTGGTCGTGGTATTAGAATGTGTAAACATATGAATGCAATAACTGATGAATATAAATTTCCAAAAGTAAATGTTTATAGATATGTTGTAGCTTTATATCCAGATGGTAAAAAACAAGAATTAACAAAAAAACAAAAAAAAAATGTACCTTTATCAACTGATGAAGTTTTATATCAAAAAGCAGAATTAAAATATTTATTAATAAAAGATATAGAAAGAGCAATAAAAGAAGTTTCTATTGATTGTCCTTTATTATTAAATGGTAATATTTTTCCTGAAGAAGTTGAAAAATATAAAGGTTGTGTTTATCCAACACTTGAAAATGTTGAAAGTGGTAAACAAATATGTCCTGCAATGTGTGATTTTAAAGAATGTGAATATAAATGTGATTCTAAACAATTAAATGATAAATATTGGGATGATAAAAATAAAAGATATATTCCATTAGAAAAAAATCAAATTGATTATAATACATTTAATGATGATTTAGCTAAATTTGAGATTGATACAATCAAAAATAAAATTAAAGATTTATATAGATTTAAACATGTTTATTTATATGATGAAATTTTACAAATAATTAAAAAATCATTAAACAAAGAAAAATTAGAATTATTTGATGATTATTTTTTAGATCAAGCAATTGAAGATATGATGCCTAAAACAGAAAATGATTTTAATAATTTTATTGATACAATTTATGATAAATTTAATAGACCAGGATATATTATTCAAAGAGGTAAATATTATATTTTTCAACCATTTGATGAAAATGAAGAAGTATCAATGTTTTATCGCGAACACTTACCTCTAACTAATACAAATATGGTTTCTGTTGAAAACTATGTAAAACAAAAGTTTAAAAATGTAAAAATTGATAATAATAATGAATCATCAATTAAACAAGATAATATTAGTTATAATTATGAATCTGTACTTGATTATTATAATGATCGCGACGAAAATTTTATTGTTGGTTTGATTGACAAAAACTTTAATAAACTTGCATCAAATGAAGAAGATTTATTTAAAATTAGAGAACCAATATCTAAATCACATAATAAAAAACGTGGTACTGGTATACCAACTTTTAAAGGTGCTGTTTGTTCCACTGCTAAAGATAAAAAATATTTAATGACTCTTATAAAAAAAATACCAAATATTACAAAAGATGATATAAATAGAATTAATAATTTGACTAGAGAACAAATTTGTTATGAATTAAAAAATATGTTATTAAAACTTGAAAAATATTCTACAACAAAAGATGGTAATAAAAAAACTTATTTTATGATACCATTTGATCATCCTCAATATCCTTTTCCATATAATCTAGAAGATCGAATTAAAGATAGAATTAAACAAATAAATAAAATAGCAGGTAGAAATATTGATATTTCTGTTATTAAAAATAAAGATAAACAAATCACATATACACTTAATTTTATTAATGAAAAATTTTTAAATAATATTAAAGAAAAAATTGAAAATGTTGGGTGTGTATTAATAAATAATATTTGGTCATTGTTATTAGATTAATTATATTTTCTTTTTTTATTATGTTTTTCCATATATTTCAATATATATAGATTATTTTTATAAATTTCTTTAAGTTCTTCTTGTAATATTTCATCATTATTTTTTGTTTTATTTTCTTTCTTAAAACTATGTTTAATCCACTTATGATAAGCTAAAAATAAATTATCATTATAATCTCTGTCTCTACTAAAATCTCCATTTTCATAATTAAAATCTCCATTTTCATAATTAAGATCTCTATTTTCATTATTTATTCCTCCAAATAATCTAAATAACTTATTTGAACTAGAATAACGTTTAATATTATCAAAGCAATTAATGCAAGCAATTGTAATTATTATTATTATGTAAAACATAATAATAATAATTTAATTTAATATAATAATAATTCAATTTTTTCCTCTTTAATTATTGTTGTTAAAAGACCTCATATCACTTTTTTTTAAACAATCATACTCATCTTAATTTCTTGATGATGTTTATAATTAATAATTTCAAAATCATTAATATCATAATCATTAATATCATTTTTTAAACATTTTATATTAATTTTTGGAAATTGAAAAGGTTCTCTTAAAATTTGCAATTTGGATGATTCAATATGGTCTTCATAAATATGAATATTACCCATAAAATGAATAAATTCATATGCTTCTAAACCACAATGTTTTGCAATTAGATGTGTTAAAAAAGAATATGATGCAATATTAAATGGTAATCCTAACATTGTATCAACTGATCTTTGATACATTGTACAACTTAATTTATTACCATCATGTATATTAAATTGACATAAAATATGACATGGAGGTAGAGCCATTTGATCTAATTGACAAGGATTCCATGCTATCATTATGAGTCTACGACTGTTTCTTTGTTTTGGATCTTTTAATGCATCAATAATTTGTTGAAGTTGATCAATACCTTCTTGTTTATTAATACTAAAATTGTCTTTTTTATTTTTTTTTTGTTGATCATAAATTTTATATTCAGCATTAAAATTCCTCCATTGTGTACCATAAATCGGTCCAGCAATCTCTTCAGGATAATGGTGTAATCCTCTACTATCTAAAAACTCACGTGTAGTATTCCCATCCCAAATATGAACACCTTGATCTTTTAAGATTTTATTATCACTTTCACCTCGAATAAACCACAATAATTCTTTTATACAAGTTTTCCATGATATTTTTTTAGTTGTTAAAATAGGAATTGTATTGTCTTTCAATGAAAATCTCATCATTTCCCCAAATATTGATTTTGTTTTACCATTTCTTCCTTCTTCCCAAAAACCATTATCTAATATTTTTTTGATTAAATTTATATATTGATATTCTTCATTTTGCATTATGATTTATATAAAAATTTCTTTAAATATCTTAAATTATTTACATTGATTAAAAAGAGATGTAGAAATAATAGTTATAAAATAAATATTTTTAATGTGTATCTATCTCATTTTTTTAAACATATCTTTAAATTTATCCATATCATTTCCTTGAAATCCGTTCATATTATTTCCTTGAAATTTGTCCATATTATTTCCTTGAAATCCGTTCATATTATTTCCTTGAAATCCGTTCATATTATTTCCTTGAAATCCGTTCATATTATTTCCTTGAAATCCGTTCATATTATTTACTGGAAAATCAAACATATTATTTTTAACTCTTTTACTCATAATATCGAGATGCATTTTATTCATGCTATCTTTTTTTTCTTTTTCTTGTTTTTCACTTATTTCTTTATTTCTTTTTATCTCCTGCATAATTTTTTCGCGTAAATCATTTTCTTTCTTATTTTTCTTATTTATAGTCTCTATAACTGTATTGATTTCATTTTTTATTACAGTTAAAATTTTTTCTTTAATATTGGAACTTAAACCAATAGATAATATTAAATTATTTAATTTTTCACTTATAATTTTTTCATAATTTTGCGGTAATGATATTTTTGATCCATTTAACATTGATTCTAGAATTATTTTTTTATTATAATCTACTAATTCATTTATACATAATAAAATAGTTTCTCTATATTTATATTTTTTATTATCTATAATTTGTCTTTTTTCACTGGTGTATTTTTTTATTATAATATCATTATTTTCAATAATTTCATCTAAAAATAAATCACCATACAAATTTATAGATGATAATATTGGTTCCGAATATTTAGAAATTACATTTGATATTAGTGATGATGGGAAAAATATTGATAAAAATGACGATACAAAATAACTAGCAAAATCTAAAGAAGTATTTAGAAGGTTTTTAATATCTTTTTCAACTATTACATCTCCACGAATGAATTTATTCTTTGTTTCAAACAAATTTACTAAAATTTTATCTAAATAAATTAAAAATTTTTCTGATTTTAGTTTTGAAACAATTGAATCATAACTAAAATATTTTTTAACCTCTGGAATTTTATTATAAATAGTTTGTAAAAATCTTCTATTCTTTTTCTCTAATTCTAAAAAAATATATTGTATATCATCTGTTAAATCAATATTTATTATTATATATTTTTGAAAATATTTTACTTTATATTTATAATATTTATATTTTTTAAAATATTTTTGATTTGTTGGATTTTTTGTAAATAAAATTTTATATTTTAAATATTTTTTATAATAATCCATTTTTATTATCATTATTAAGAAATTAAAATTCTATTTATATATAATAAATGAATTATTTAGAAATAATACTTTATTTAATAAATAATCCTAAATTTTTATTATTTGTTGCTGGTAAATTTTTTGATAAAATACATGGTTCAAGTCTTTATGAAGATGAAGAATATATAATTGGTTAATATTTATAACCATCAAAAATTAATTATCTTAATTATTATAATGAATTCAATTATAATAATTATTATTTTGTTTTTACTTTTTTTTTATTTTAGTTATGGTGAAACCTTTAATAATGTAGTCACTGAAGGAAATATATATATATTTTACCATGTATTTTGTAATAAATATACATTAGAAGTTGTTAAAGACCAAATTAATAAGATTATATTTAGTGGTTTATATAATAAATGTAAAAAAATATACTGTTTTATGACAGGAGAAGATAGACATGTTAAAGAATGTATTGACTACATAAAACGTTGTGGTAATAAATTTTCTGTTGAAGATATTGGTATTGATGATAAGACTTATGAAAGATTTACATTATTAAAAATTAAAAAATATATAAACCCAAATGATAAATTTTTATATTTACATTCAAAAGGAATAACAAAACAAAACAATCAATATGTAACAGATTGGAGAAATGTTATGGAATATTTTTTAATTTTTAAATTTAAAGATTGTTTAAAAGAATTAGACAATTATGATACTGTTGGTATTAATCATATAAATCCAATACATTATAGTGGTAATTTTTGGTGGACAAAAGGTTCATATTATATGACATTGGCTGATAATATTCCAGATTATTATATTGCACCAGAAAATCATATTTGTACAGGTAAACCTAAAGCAAGAAATATGTTTTCAACTAAATTAGAAGGAATGGGTCATTATACAAATTTATATCCAATTATAAATTATGTAGATTTATAAGTTAATTATATCTTATAAAATTAAGTTTATATAATTTTATAATTTATATGTAATTTAAGCACTTACTGGTAATTGATTAGTACTCATTGCTAATTGAGCAGCATTAACTGGTATTTGAGAAGTACTAACTGGTAATTGAGGAATAATTACTCTAGTTATAGTATTTAAATCAGATACATTACCAAGTAATTGAATTTTAATATGAGGTGTTATTTTTAAAGAAATATAAACCAAAACTACAATTAGGATTGTTGATACTAGAATAAAATTTTTATTGCATTCATAGTGTTTTTTTATTTCTTGAGTAAATGGTAATTTGCTATTACTAATTAAAGGAGGAATTAAAATAGAAAATAAAATATTTAACAAAGCAGCAATAACAGCAATAAGAAGGTGTTCTTCCATTATATAATTTATTTAAGAAAATATTTTTTTTAAATAAATTAAAATTATTAAACTTTTATTTCTAATTTAATTGGTGCATGATCAGAACCGTATATATCAGTTAATATATCACTGTTTTCTACTTTTTTTAATATTTTTTCTGAAACTAAAAAATAATCTATTCTCCAACCTATATTTTTTTCACGTGAATTAAATCTATAACTCCAATAACTATATTTAATTTCAGAAGGTTTTAAGTATCTAAATGTATCAATAATATTTAATTTTGTTAATAATATATCAAAAGAGTCTCTTTCTTCAAGTGTAAATCCAGCTGTTTTTAGATTAGTTTTAGAGTTTTTAATATCAATTTCTTTATGAGCCACATTTAAATCTCCACAAAGTATTATTGGTTTTTTTTCTTGAAGCTTATTTATATATTTTATAAACATTTTATCCCATGTATTAACTCTAAAATCAAGTCGTTTTAATCCTTCGCCTGAATTAGGTGTATAAACATGTATCAAGTAAAATTTTTTAAATTCACATGTTATTACACGACCTTCTTCATCATATTCTGTATTATTAATATTTAAACCATAAACAATGTCAATTGGTTCTTTTTTAGAAAATATTGCAGTACCACTATAACCATTTCTTGTTTTACATGGACTCCAATAATTATAATATTTTTCTTTTAATTTATTATTTAATTCTTCTTTTGTTTCAATAAAAGGACAACTTATTTTTGTTTCACCTAAACAAAATATATCAGGATCTTCAGTATTTATTAAATTTATTAAATCTTCTTTTTTTAATATTGATTTGATACCATTAATGTTCCAAGCTATAATTTTCATTATAATATATAATTTATATTTAATTTTATTAAATTCAATTTTTTATTATCATATAAATTTTGACATTAAATACATGTTTTTATTATTATCAAATATTGTTTTGTTTTCAATAAAACCTAGCTTTAAAAATAAATTTCTTGAAACATCAGTTTCTGCATGACAATGAATATATTCAATACCTAATTTTTTTGCTAGTTCACATGCTTGATTAACAAGTTCTGTACCCATTTTTTTATTTCTATAGTTTTCATCTACCGATAAATTATATAAAAATAAACCTTTACCATAATCAAAATTATATTTTTCCAAGTCTATTTTTGATTTTGTTAAAATTTCTTGTAATAATCTATTATTTAGTAAACAAACACATCCAACTATTTTATTATTTTCATAATTTACAATAAGAATTGATTTAGATTCTAAACCAAATCCATTGTAAGGAATATTTGGAAAATTAATTTTAATAAAATTAATTAAAGATGCTCTTTGGTTAAATGTTAAATTTTCAAAAATAATTGTATGATACATAATTACTATTTTAATCATTTTTATAAATATAAATCTTTATTGAACTATAATAAAGAAATAATATTATTTATATTTTAATGAAAGACATAATTATTTTAAAGCACAATAATAAAATTTGTGGATACTATTCCAAAAAATCAGCTGTAGATACTTTTATTAATAGTTGTATTAATTGTAAATTTATAAAAGAAACAGATAAAATAGAACTAGAATATTATGAAACAAATTCTTTTATATTAAAAAAAACAGAACAATATAATAATAAAAATGATGTTAAAATTAAAGAAAAAACTATAAAGATAAATAAAAATATGTATGAAGATTTTAGTGATAGTGATACAACTTCTGTTGATTTTGAAAATGTATCATCTAGTTCTAGTGATTCTAATAAAATATTATTACTCGATAACGATACAGATTCTGAAAAAAGTTTAATTTTAAATGAAGATAATAAGTCAGAAGATTTATTTACACTTGATGCTGAAGCTTTTTTACAAAAAAAAAAAGAACAAAGAATAAAAAAGAAAAAAATTATAAAAATA